CGCTCATGCCGACCGTCTTCCACCCGGTCGGGTCGCTCACCACCTGCACCTGACCGGATGCGATGGCGGCGTGCTGTCCGGCGGTGGTGGCGGGGGTCGGCTCGTCCTTCTTCGCCACCAGCTTGCCGTCCTGCCACTGCCGGCCGAGAGCGTCGATGCCGGTGAACCCCGGCTCGGGCGGCTGCGGGGTGCCGTCGCCCTTCGGCTTGGCGAGCACACTCCAGTGCACCCCGTTGTGCTGCACCGCCACCTGGTGCGTGTCGCCGAGCTTCGCCTGCGAGGCGGCCGCCTTCTGCTTGGCCTCCACCTTGCTCAAAATCCCCGTCCCGTGAGCCGCCTTCCACCCGGCGGGCGGGGCGCCGGGCTGCAGGGCCGGGATGGTGGTCGGGTCGATCGTCGCGGCGGCGGGCGGTTCCGGGGGCGGTGTCGCCGCCGCTTTCGCCGCCGCTTTGGTGGCCGGTCCCCCCTGCTGCGTCATCTCTTGCGCGTACGCCGTGATCGCGTCAATCTGATCCTGCTTCAGCCTGCCGCTCATCACCGGGTGCCCGGCCGCCTTCAGGTCGGCCTTCAGTTTGGCCACCTGCTTGCCGTGCATGAACCGGGCCAGGTGGGCCAGGTCTTTCACCTCCTGCAGGGTGAGCGACCGCTTGGCGAGCAGCTTTCGCACCTCGGCGTCGGCGACCTTGTGGTCGAGCGGGGCGTTGGTGTGCTGGTCGCTCCCGGCGTCCGCCGGCGAGGCCTTCACCCGCTTGCCGTCCTGGTAGTGGTACACCGCCCCGTTGCTCGCCCGAACGGTGCCGGTGAACCCGGCCTCGAGCAGTTGCCGCACACGGGCGAACGGCACCCCGCCGGCCACCGCCAGCCCGTAGACGTGGCCGGTGGCCTCGAACAGGTCGCGGCTGACGAGCGACTCGAGCAGGTCGAGCGACTCGGTCAGCCCGCCCGACCCGCCGAACGGGTTGGCCGCTGGCGGACCACCCCCACCTCCGCCCGGCATCCCCGGCGGGCCGTCCTGCGGCCCTTGCTGCGGCGGGTTCCGCTTCGCCCAATCCTTGTTCTCCCGCTCCACCCGCTCGGCGTCGCGGTCCTGGCTCTCCATGTACCGCTGCCGGCTGTCCACCCCCAACTCGATCTCCGTTTTCGCCCGGTTCGCCTCGGCGTCCTTGTCCCTGGCCTCCGGACTCGGCGGGATGAGGTCCACTTCGACCGCGTCCGCGTCCTCCCGGTCGAGCAGGCCGGACGCCACGGCCAGGTCGATCGCCTTGCGGACGATCCCCAGGAAGCGGTCGCGGTAGTACGCCTGCACCTGCTTGACGCCGACCACGAACGGGGACTCGGCCACGAGCGAGGACGTGTACGCCCCCATGTTGGCGGCGTTCGACGACCCGAGCCACTCCGGGGCGTTGATGCGGGCGCACGCCGCCCGCACGAGCAGGTCCACCACGGCGCTGTCGGCGGCCGTCCCGCCGTTCGCCGGCGGGGGGACCGGTTCGGTGCCGTCGCCGAAGTCCACCACCATGCCGGGGTACGACACGTTCACCGGGTAGTAGCTGTCCCGGCTCACCTTCTTCTCGCGGAAGTCGGCCGCCCCGAAGTTCGCCGCCTCCACCTCCGACTCGTCGGCCGTCTGCTGCTTCCGCATGTAGGCGATCGCCTCGCGGACCGCCGCCCCCTCGCCCAGGTTGCGGGTGAGCCGCCCCGCCGTGTCGAGCACCTCCCGCATGCCGTAGGCGAACAGGGGCAGCCGGCGTTTCACCCCGGTGTCGTGCTCGGGCTGGAACAAAACGATCTCGTCGCCGGGGACGAACTCCCCCTCGGCGGCCGGGTCGTCCAGGTCGGCGACGTACACCTGGTCGATCGTCTCGCAGTCGGGCCGGCCGTCGATCGTGGCCCACTTGATGCCGAACGACCACTCCTCGAACGACTCGCCCGGCGGCTGGGTGATCTGCTCGGGCCAGACGAACCGCACCTTCAGCAGCCCGTCATCGGCGAACGTGCGGAGGCCGCCGTCCCCGTCCCGCTCGGTCCGCCGGGCCAGCTCGATCTGCTTCTCCGGCCAGCGGTTCGCCGTCGCCCACCTGTCCAGGAAGGCGGTCACCCGCTTGCGGGCGCCGGGCCGGGCGGCGTCCCGGTCGGACACTTTGGTTTTGAAACCGGTGCCGATGACGAACGCGACGTACCCGCGGAGCAAGCCGGCGGCGTTCGTGTTGGTGCCGACGACGATGCGGGACAGGTCCCGCAGCATCATGAGCTGCTGCTCGTTCTGGTAGAACGGGAAGTTGGTGCCGTGCCGGCGGATGCTGCTCGAGCCGATGGGCAGCCAGGTGGGGTCGTCGGCCCGCTGCTGGAGGAGCGACAGCCACGGGGTGACCCAGTCGGTGTCGAGGGCGGCGGACTCGCGGAGGCGGCGGACGTGCCGGCGGGCGTGGATGGCAGCCGCTTCCGCCCGCAACTCCTGCAACTCGCGGCTGAGTTGGACGGTGCGGGCGGACGGCTCGCCCGGCGGGTGGGCTGGCGCCGGGGCGGTGACGACGGCGGGTACGGCGGGGGTGGCCATGCCCGCGAGGTTAGCGGCGGGCGGGGGGCCGGGTCGAACGCGTGTCAGGGGAGGGTGGACGCCATGACCGGTCCGGTCTACCACGCTCACTTCCCCTTGCCCCGTTTCCACAGCCACGCCGCCAGCCGGCGGGCATACTCGAGCCCGTCAGGCCCGTCGTCAAACTCCCCGACCGGGAAGTCTTGCAGTTGGCGGACGAGTAGCCGGGTGCCCGGGGTGTTCCGAAAGCGGATGTTCCGCTTCACGACGTCCGCCGACAGCCGCAGGATCCGCACCTCCTTCGGCACGTTCTGGGTGGTCAGCTTGAACACACTCAGGGCGAACCCCATCTCCCGCGTCTGCCGGTAAAACTCGTCGGCGAGCAGCTCCTGAAACTGGTCCGACTCGACCGCGAAACCGTCGTGCGGGCGGCCCATTTCCTGCTCGATGCGGCGGGTGAACTCGATCCCGTCCGTGACGATCCGCGGCACCGGTCGGCGGGCCAAGTCCGCTTCCACCCACAGGGTGCCGGTGTTGTCGCGGGCGAGCGCCACCAGGGCGCTGTAGTCCCCCCGCTTCACGTCCTTGCCCTTCGACGGGTCGAGGCCCACGGTCAGCATCTGAATGCGGTCCCGCGGCCAGTCGTCGAACCAGATGGACGGCGGGAAGCAGGCCGGCCCCCACTCGGTGCCGCCCTCCGCCCGCGGGTCCTGCTGGTCGAGGGCGGCGAAGTCCCGCGGCTCGAGCTGCCGCCGCTGCTCCCACTCGGCGGCCGACCGGAACCACGGCCACAGTGGCTCGCCCGGCTGCCGCCAGTCGTCCGGGTGCGGTCGGTCGGTGGCAAGCGCCGGCAGGGTCAGCACGTCGAACGGCTCGCTCTCGCCGGCCGCCACCTTCGCCTTCAGCCGCCCGACCAGGTCGTCCTCGTGCCAGCGGGTGGCGGTGATCAGGATGCCCGCCCCTTTCGCCTGCCGGGTGTGGAACACCGACGTGTACCACCGCCATACGGCCTCACGTGTGGCCAGGCTGTTCGCGTCCGCCCGGTCCTTGCAATAGTCGTCGATCACCCCGTGCGTGTACCCGCGGCCGGACAGTCCGCCGCCCACCCCGACCGCCTTGAACGACCCGCCGCCGGCCACGTCGAACAGGTCCGGGTCACGCGGGGAGGTGGACAGGCCGGCGGCGGGGAACGTCTCGCGGAAGGCGTCGGACTCGAGGATCTGCCGCACGTCCCGGCTCATCTCGTGAGCCAGGTCGGCGGTGTGGCAGGCCATCACCACTCTGGCGGTCGGGGCGACGCCGAACAGGAACGCGGGCAGGCGGCGGGAGGTGGCCTCGCTCTTGCCGTGCCGGGGCGGCATCTCAATGATCACCCGCTTCCGCCGGCCGTGGGCGAAGTCGTCGATGTACCGGTACAGCACCTCGTGGTGCCGGCCCCAGTTGTACTCTGCCGGCGAGGTGAAGCGGGCGAACGAGAGCAGGTTGGAGCGGGCACGACGTACGGCCCGCTCGCGGAGGGCCTCGGCCAGCGCCACACGGGCGGCCCTGTCAGACCCGGCGGAGTCGTTCGATCTCGGCGTCAAGTTCGGCATCGGTCACGTTGGCGTACTGGATCGGCCCGCCACCCTTGCCCACCAACTCCACCTGCTGCTTCTCCCGGTACTTCGGGTCGTGCGCCTTCAACAGGAAGATCAGCAGCACGTCACTGTACTCCCGCACCTTGCCCACCATCGCCCCGCCCTGGAACACCGGCTTGAGCGTGCCCTCCACCGCCCGCCGCCGGGCCTCGTCCTCCATCCGCTCAACAGCGATCCGTTTCGCTTCGTCCCACAGGCGGGCGAACTCCGGGTTGCGGTCGCGTTCGTCGTAAGCATTCCGGCGGGAGCATTCGGCCGCGTCGCAAGCGGCGACGACCGACCCGCGCACGGCGAGCTCCTCGAGGAACCGCTCCTGCCAGCTTTTTTCAGGTGTGCGTTTCCACGTGCGCTTCTTGCTCATAGCCGCCGCAGGTTACCACCTCGACGGTTGGCGGGTCGAACGCCGCACCGACTCGCCTACTCACACCACACCGGCCGGCGGATCGGGCAACGGCGCCACGCCAGCGGCCCGTGCAGCCACGATCTCC